GTGTGCTCTTCCGATCTCGCTCAGATGGAGAACTTGTTGAAAACTGCAAAGGCAGAAAACAGATTACCATCTGAAGACGAAAAGAAGCAGTTCGCAGACCTTGAAAAGGAAATCAAGAATATTGATGCAACTATTGCTATGTACGACCAAATGGCAGGCATGAGCATGAAGAAAGTGCCTAATGGACCTGTTGAAATGACAAATGCAGAAAGAGATCACAAAACATTCGAGAATGCAATTCGTGGAATTGTAAATACTGACACACCGACAATGCCAGCAGATGCAAAGACACTTATTCCGACAACTGTCTGGAATGAAATCATTTCTCAAGTAATTGAAATCTCACCTGTATTCTCTATGGCGGACCGCTATAACATCACGGGCAAACTGGTATTGCCAAAGTATGACGCGCAGAACAGTTCTATCGTAATGCAGTATGCAGATGAAGGAACAACAGCAGAGTCTGGAAAGGTTGTTATCAGCCAGATTGAACTTGATGGATTCCTTGCACGTTGTCTTGCAAAAATTTCAAAAAGCTTGATTAACAATTCCAACTTTGACATCGTTGGTTTTGTTGAAGCAAAAATGGCACAAGCGATCGCATTGTATTTTGAACATGAGATTTTGTTCGGAACAGTAGGCAAGGTTGAAGGTCTAACTGGAATTACATCAGATATGACTGTTACAACTGCCGCAGCCACAAAGATTACATCAGACGAGTTGATGGACTTACAAGACAAGGTGATTGACAACTATCAGGGTAATTCTATTTGGATTATGAACCGTGAAACTCGAAATGCAATTAGAAAGTTGAAGGATAATGACGGCGATTATTTGTTGAACCGTGACTTTACAGCAAAATGGGGATATACACTTCTAGGCAAGGATGTTTATTGCTCTGATGCGATGGACAAGATGCTTGCAGGAAAAACAACCATTTATTACGGTGATTTATCTGGTTTAGCTGTGAAAGTTTCAGAAGAAGCTAACATGCAGGTGTTGCAAGAAAGATATGCTGAAGAACATTTACTTGGAATTTTAGCTTTCGTTGAGTGGGATGCAAAGGTTGCAGACACTCAAAAACTTGCAAAACTTGTGATGGCAGCAGGAAAATAAAAAGGGGTGAAGCTGTATGGAAGTAAGCAAGGTTAGTGATATTACAGTAGAAAGCGTCGCAGATTATTTGAGACTGGACGAAGTAACAGAAAGTGAAATGAATACATTAGCCACGCTTATTTCTGTTGCAACCTCATTTATCAAGAGCTTTACAGGGCTTGATGATGCTGGCGTTGACAAATATCATGAATTTGTGATTGCGGTGCTTATTCTTTGTCAGGACATGTGGGACAACCGGACGATGTATGTTGACAGTAAAGACATGAACAACACTGTGCGGAGCATTCTTTACTTGCACAGTGTCAATCTGTTGTGAGGCGTGAACCATGATAAACGCAGGGAAGTATTCAAAGCGTATCACAATTTATAAAACGGTGATTGTGACAGATGATGATGGCTTTCAGACAGAACAGAAACAGGTGATATTACAGCCGTATGCGTATGTTCGGACAACAAAAGGATTTACGTTGATTGCAAACAATTCTGATTTTGAGAAAGCATACACAAACTTCACAATTCGGTATCCGAAAACAGAGATCACAAGGGATATGCTGATTGAGTTTCACGGAAAGACTTATTCCATTGAATATCTGAACAATGTTGATGAAAACAGTGTAGAACTAGAGATTCAGGCGAAGGAAGTGACTCATTGATGGCAAAACTTGTTATGGATATTGACGATAGCGTATTGAAGGATATATCTTACATCGACAAGCAGTTTGATCACATCTTTGGTGGCATGACCAAAGCAGGTGCAGAGGTCGTATACAAGAACGTTATTTCAGCACTTCCAGAGTCGCTGAGAAGTTCAGGCTTTAGCAGTCATGTGAAACTGTCGAAAGTTTATAAAACGCCGTCAGATGATGGTATCAATACAAAAGTCATGATTACTGGATATTTCATCAACAAAGATGGAAGAAAGACTCCTGCACCACTTGTTGCGAACATGTTCGAATATGGTAGTGACAAAAGGAAATATCCAAAGCATCCTTTTTTTCGAAAGTCTTTCAAAAAATCACAAATCATGAAAGCGATGGAAGAAGCGCAGAAGAGTTTAAGCGGGGGGCTTTTAGATGAATAACCTCATCGAAAAAACATTGAGTGACTTCACGGTAAACGGCAAAAAAATTCCAGTCAAGTTCTTGCGGTATAATGGCAACGAAGAAACGTACATCACGTATATGGAAACAGATGCAGAGAGTACGTTACACGGTGATGACGAATTGCTAAATTATATCGAGTATTATGACTTTGATATTTACACAAAAGGCAATTACAAGCCGATTATCAAGGCCCTAAAGGGATTGCTTACGAGTGTTGGGTTCATGTGGGAGCCTGACAGATCGTCTTCAGATATGTATGAGGATGATACGAAGTATTACCACAAGACATTATGTTTTTCAATCGAAAGGAGCAACAATGGCTAAAATTGGATTAAATAACTTCCGATATTCAAAACTTACGGAATCGGAAGAAGGTGCAGCCACTTATGATGGTGCGAAAAAGCCAGCCAAGGCTATTTCCTGTAAAGTGGATATCAGCAACAATGATGCGTCTTTGTATGCAGATGATGCATTGGCAGAAAGCGATACATCTTTCCAGAAAGGTTCTGTTACAGCAGGAATCGACAATGAGGATGTGCAGACTATGGCAGACCTTTTGGGGCATACGGTTTCAGAAGACGGGAAAGAGCTCGTCAGAAATGCAAACGATGTTGCGCCATATGTAGGTTTCGGACGAATCGTTACAAAGATGGTGAACGGTGCTTACAAGTACACGGTAGAGTTCCTGTGCAAAGTTAAGTTCTCAGAACCGTCACAGGATGATGCTACAAAAGGGGATAGCGTATCATTCAGCACAACTGAACTTGCAGGAACGGTTGCAACATTGGCTGATGGCACATGGTCAAAGTCAAAGACGTTTGATACAAAGACTGAAGCTGTCACATATCTTGAAGGACTGATGGCAAAGACTTCAGTTTAAAAGAATATTAAAGGCAGGGTTCGTCCCTGTCTTATTTTTTGAAAGAGGGTAAAACATGAAGGAAATTTCAAAAGAATTTGAGTATAAAGGCAAGACATACGGGCTTGTATTTAATCTGAACGTTATGGCAGTTATTCAGGACAAATACGGCACACTTGATGCGTGGGGCAAACTCACAGATAGTAAAGATGAAGAGCCAAATGCAAAGGCAATCATTTTCGGAATTTGGGCGATGATCAATGAGTATATTGATATTCAGAATGAGGAACATGGCACAAGTGAAAAGCCACTGACATTGAAACAGACAGGAAGAATGATAACTGACATTGGGCTTTCTGAAGCCACGAAGAAGGTAAACGAAACTGTTGTTGAAAGCACTAAAAGTTCCGAAAAAAACGCATAATCCCCGATGAGGATGAACCAGAGCCGATAGACTTTACATGGTTCTACTTTATCGGGCGTAACAAACTTGGTTTTACATTTCATGAAGTTGGAAGATTGACACTGACAACTTTCAACCTATATTACAAGCATTACAAGAACGATTTTGATTTTGAACTGATGCTTGAAAAGACAGGAACAACATATGCGAAGGCATATGAAAAATCGCAACATGAAGATGATTGGTTCTAAGGGGGTGAGTGCATGGCATTAGGTGGTACCATTAAGCTGAAAGGCGAGAGCGAATACAGGAGAGCGTTAAGTCAAATCACACAGAGCTTGCGTGAAGTATCTTCTGAAATGAAGGTTGTCACGAGTACATATGACAAGAACGACACAAGCACCGAAGCATTGACAGCCAAGAGTGACGTGCTGAACAAGCGCCTTGAAGAGCAGAAATCGAAGCTGAAGTTAGTTTCTGACCAGTACAAGACATATCAGGATGCTGTTAAACAGTCAGCAGATGAGCATGCGCAACTCGGTGAAAAGCTTGAAAGTGAAAAAGGAAAGCTTGCAAGTATTGAAGCTCAAGTTGGCAAGAACAGTCAAGAGTACAAAGAACAAGAAAAAGTCGTTAACGATTTGCAGAAGCAATATGACGAAAGCACCGCAGCACAGGACAAAAACAAGAAATCATTGTCACAGCTTGCAGTGCAGATGAACAATGCTCAAGCGGATGTTAACAAGACAGCGAAAGAGATTGACAACCTCGGCAAAGAGTCTGACGACAGTTCAAAACAGGTAAAGAATCTGTCTAACAATATGAATGATGCCGATGATGCATCAAAAAAGCTTGGTGATGGGTTCACTGTTCTTAAGGGTACGATGGCTAATCTTGCATCACAGGCAATCAGCAAGATTGTTGATGGATTCAAGCAGCTTGTAGGCGGTGCGGTGGACTATCAGAAGTCTATGGAGTATTACACGACATCGTTTACGGTCATGACAGGCTCAGCCGATAAAGCAGGGGAAACAGTCAAAAAGCTTGCTGATATTGGAGCAACAACTCCGTTTGATATGCCACAGTTGGCAGATGCAACATCTTTGCTGATGAACTTTGGGTTTAGTGCTGATGATGCGGTTGATAGTATGATGATGCTTGGTGATATTTCACAGGGTAATGCAGACAAGCTGAATTCCATTGCGAGAGCATACGGAAAAATGAACTCAGCGCAGAAAGTAACACTTGAAGACATCAATATGATGATTGATGCAGGATTCAACCCGTTACAGGAAATCTCAGAGAAAACTGGAGAAAGCATGCAAAGCTTGTATGACAGAATATCAAAAGGCAAAATGTCAGTTGATGAGATCACAGAGTCAATGAAGCGGTCAACGTCTGAAGGCGGAAAATACTTTCAGTCAATGGATGCACAATCTCAGACTTTGGATGGAAGACTTTCGACATTGAGTGATACGATCAATTCAAAACTTGGCGAAGCATTACAGCCGATACTGCAAAAAGCCGCTGATGAGTGGATTCCAAACATCACAAATGCAATCGACAATATGGATATAGATTCTGTCGTTTCTGTCATTGAAGACCTTGTTTCTGCTGCTGGTGATTTATTCGGATACATCATGGACAATGGCGATACAGTCATGAATATTATTAAAGGAATCGGGATTGCGCTGTTGACGTGGAAAGTTATATCAATGATTAACGGCTTAGTTACGGGAATCCAAACGTTTCAGACGGTGGTGATGGGTGTTGCAGGAATTGTTAACGGTGCAGTTGCGGCAGTCAAAGCGTTCCAGTTGGCTAACGAAGGCGCATCTATTGCACAGGCAATGCTTAATATGGTTATGAATGCTAATCCGATTATGTTGGTTGTAACGTTGCTTGCAGGACTAATAGCAACAATCGTCACATTGTGGAACACAAATGAGGGATTCCGCGAGGCTGTTATAAACGTGTGGAACGCATTCAAGGACACTGTCGGAAATGTAATTACATCGGTTGGTGGATTCATAGACAACCTAATATCGTGGTTTCAGGCTCTTCCTGGACGTATTGGCGCATTCCTCAGTCAAGTTATAAGCAACGTACAGAATTGGGCTTCTAACATGATTTCTAGGGCTTCTGCGGCAGGTTCTAACTTTGTTAGCAGTGTTGTATCATTCATCAGTGGTTTGCCGGGTGCTGTATGGACTTGGCTGTCAAGTGCATTGAATAGAGCATGGAACTTCGCAGGGCAGTTGGCACAAGCAGGAGCAAATGCCGCATCTGGACTTGTGAATAACATTATCAGTACAATCAGCAGTCTTCCGGGGCAGCTGTACAACTGGGGTGTTGATATGGTTCAGGGCATCGCAAACGGCATCAGGGGAGCGATTCGTTATGTAACGGATGCAGTCAGCGGTGTTGCAGATAAAATCAAGTCATTTCTTCATTTCTCAAGACCTGACGAAGGGCCATTGGCTGAATACGAGAGCTGGATGCCTGACATGGTAGAAGGACTGAGCGATTCCTTAAGAAAGGCAAGCCCAGAGTTGATAAATCAGACTGAAGCATTGGCGAGTGGAATGTCTGACGCATTCAATGTGAACGGTGGCATTTCGACAAGTGGTGGAAGAAGCTATGATTCTATGGTTGAAACATTCAAGGATGCTTTGTCACAGGTCAAAATTGAGATGGACGATGAAGAAATGGGCCATTTCGTTGACAAAACGGTGACAAAACTGATTTATAATTAAGACGGTGAAAATATGAGAAATTACGTTATTCAAAATGGAAAAGACAGCCGATATATAAAAGGATTGCTGATTCAGGAATTACCACCGATTACAAAGCCATTGATGCGCACGAGTATTGAGCAGATAGACGGGCGTGACGGTGATGTGATCACAAGGCTTGGATATTCTGCTTATAACAAGAAAATGAAAATCGGTCTGTTTGGTGACTATGATATTGATGATATTATTACTTTTTTCAATTCAAGCGGAACAGTAACGTTTTCAAATGAACAAGAAAAATACTACTTATACGACATTCTGGATGCGATTGATTATGAACGCCTTATGAGGTTCAGAACGGCTGAGATCACGTATCATGTACAGCCATTCAAATACAGCAGTATTGAAAGAATGAAGGTGTTCAGCAATCCGACAAGTGCTATCACGGTAAGAAACAACGGCAATTATGTATCAAAGCCAGTTATTCACATTGAAGGTTCTGGGATTATCAATCTGTCATTGAATGGCGTGCAGCTATTCAAGATTGACTTGAGCACGATAAATTCCATCACGATAGACACGGGAAGGTTTGAAGCGTACAATGATGATGTATTGATGAACCGATACGTTATCGGTGATTATGACAAATTTGTTCTTAAAGTTGGGCCTAATTCCGTGTCATGGGATGGACAGCTTACTTATATTGCGTTTGAAAAACAGTCGAGGTGGATTTAATGGAAAAGACGAATCTTGAAATGATCAAAGGTGACACACTGTCATTTGCGGTTGAGATTGAGTTCGATGACAAACCGCAGGAGCTTGAAAAGGCGTTCTTCACGTGCAAAAATAATCTTGATGATGACGATGTCGTATTCCAGAAAACACTTGGAAAAGGCATCTCATTCAGCAAGCAGGAGCGCAACAAGATGTATTACGTGGTGCGAATTGCGCCTGAAGATACAAAGGATATTGAATCAGGACATTATTTTTATGACATGCAAATTGAACTTAACAGCGATGTGTTCACTATCCTGACAGGTGCATTGAAAGTACGACACGGAATCACATAATAGGGGGTGCATAAAATGGGCGAATACATTACAAAACCTATATGTAAGGTCTTCATGCTGAAAGGTCAGGAAGGACAGAGCATCAAGGGAATCGAAAAAACTAGCACAAGTGGGCTTGCAGACACTTACACAATCACACTGACAGATGGCACAACGTCAACATTTTCTGTCACAAACGGAAAAGGAATCTCAAGTATCAGTAAAGCAGGAACAAGTGGGCTTGCAGACACTTACACAATCCGGTTTAATGATGGTACAACGTCAACATTTTCTGTCACAAACGGAAAAGGAATCTCAAGTATCGAAAAAACTAGCACAAGCGGACTTGTAGACACTTATACAATCCGGTTTAATGACGGTACAACGTCAACTTTCACGGTGACAAATGGTGCAAAGGGAGACAAAGGCGACGGCATTCCTTCTGGAGGAATTGCAGGACAGGTTTTGAAAAAGAAAAGCAACACCGATTACGAATACGAGTGGGATGATATTACTCCAATCTCATCTATTATAAATGATGATATTGATTCTATTACGAAAGATTAGGTGATAACATGGAACATATTACGATGCCAAGAGGGGACTTGAGAAATGTTCATTTTACCGTTCATGATGCAAACGATGCAGAGGTAAGCAAAGGATTCACTCAAATCACTTTTACGGTAAAAGAAAATACGTCATCGAGAAAAGTTATCATCCAGAAAAAGCTGACTGATGGAACGATAACTAAAGACGGAAATGTATATTCATTCTCAATTATGCCGGAAGATACAGACTACATTGATTTTGGTACTTATTATTATGATATTGAGCTTATAAGAGGCGACCAAATACATCAGACGTTTATAGGTAAGCTGATTATCACGGAAGAAGTCACATTTGCATGTGATACCGAAAAAGGAGTGTAAAGCATGGATGATTACAAGATTATCATGCTTGCGGACGATGATCACTTAACTGTAAAATTGGATAGCGTTTCAGTTGTCGGAACAGACGATTATAACAGATTAACAAACATCCCTAAAATCAACAATGTTGAAGTAAAGGGCGAAAAAACACTTGAGGATTATGACATTGAGAGCGCAAGCGAAGCAAAAAAAGAATATGCAACATTGAACAACAAAATTGATAAACATGAAAGCAACAGCGATATACATGTTACACTAACAGACAAGTTGAAATGGAACAGTGGTACAACGTATACTGTTAGCGAAGGAAATCTGATTATAGGAGGTTAAATATGGCAGATATTTCAGAAATCACATTACCTAGCGGAGCAACCTACGACATCAAAGATGCAACAGCAAGGCATGACATTAGCATTCTAAAGGGTTCTGCAACAGGTGCTATGCATTACGCAGGAGTTACATCAACGGCACTTGTGGATGGCTCTAGCACATCACCAATTAAGATCAATAATGCAGATTATACGCCATCAAATGGCGATGTTGTTATTTACAATTCGCTTGAACTTGTGTGGTCTACATCAGATAGTAAGTGGCACGAGTTTGGTAGTACAGGCAGTCTTAGGGGACTGGCATTCAAGGATTCTGCGAGTGCATCATATACACCGACAGGTTCAGTTTCCACGCCATCTGTTTCGGTTGCTGTAAATACAGCGAGTGTTACGCCTATCACTGGTGTAGGCGAATTGCCAAGTTTCACGGCATCGGTTGCCAATGAGGTTTTAACACTTGGATTTTCAGCAGGCTCTTTGCCGACAAAAGGAACGGCGGTAACGGTTGCAACAGGCATTAAATCTGCTAGTGCATCCACACCAACATTTACAGGACATGCTTCAACAATTACAGTGAAATAAGGAGGACGGCTTGAATGGCTGATATATCAAGTATTAAACTCCCAAGTGGCACAACATACACGGTCAAGGATTCTACAGCCAGAAACCATATAGGAAATAAAAGCAATCCACATGGAGTGACTAAAGCACAAGTTGGGCTTGGCAATGTAGACAATACTGCTGATTCTAGCAAAGTTGTTAAAGGACTGCTCGATTACAATGATGCAAACAGAACCATACAGATAGGTTATGCAGGTTCTGGACTTACAACAACAAAATACTTTGCCGCATATGACAGCACTGGGACAAAGATTAAAGGCATTACCACAGCAGTTGCAAAGGCAGTAATGAGTTTGGACAATGTGGCAAACTACGATCAATCAAAAGCAATCAAAAGCATTTCAAGGTCAGGAACGACATTTACAGCAACGGCACTAGACGGAACAACATTTACGTTCACTCAACAGGATAACAATACAACCTATGGAGTTGCGACACATAATGAAAATGGATTGATGTCTTCATCTGATAAAACTAAATTAGATAGTCTGAGCACAACAAGTGTCTCGGCAATTACCAATTCAGAAATCGACTCGATAGTCGCTAGCTAAAGGAGGAAAAAATGGCTAAATATTTAGATGAAACAGGACTTAAATACTTCTGGGGAAAGATAAAAGCTAAAATGCCTGGGCCACTTCAAGCTTACCCAGTTGGAAGTGTCTACATAAGCATTAGCTCTGACTTTAATCCGAATACATCATTCGGTGGTACATGGGTAAGATTTGGACAAGGCCGAACTTTAATCGGCGAAGGTACTGGTAATGATGGCAGTACGAGTATGAACTTTACGGCAGGCAGCACTGGTGGAAAGTATGAACATAATCATATTTATGGAATAAAAATAAATGAATATTATAGTAGCATATCAAACTTAAATTTGCGCAAGCCGGATGGCTCATGGCAAGATGGTGTAAATGATGGTAGGCGAAACGGATATTTTAATAACTGCTGTCAAGGAGGCAATAACGAACTAAACACACAAACATATAAAATTGTGACAAATACTTCAAACTCAAGTACTATGCAGCCGTACATCACAGTATATTTTTGGGAGCGCACAGCATAAGGAGGAAGCAAAATGGAAGAAACAAAAATGGAAGAAACAAAAAAGCTGGTCTTGAAAGATGGTACAGAACTAGGCATTGAAGAATTTAATGCTGAAGATGGTAAAGTCTCAGTAACTCTATTAGGTAGAGGATATCAGGAAGCTGTAGAAGCTTTAACAGCGGAACAGATCGCAGACATCAAAATTCTAAACGAACTTGGTGAGGTAGTTCTGACAGCGAAAGGATACAGCCTAGGTAACAGAATCTCTGTAAACACCAAGGAGAACACAACTACAGTAACTTTCGAGGTTAAGGAAACAAGAGAAGCTGTTGTAGACGCAACAAAGGCAATTCAGATACTTCAGAACACATCTGAGCAGAACACCGCTGACATCACAGCAATCAATGAAGCCATCGCTTCACTTGCAGAAATCGTAGGGGGTGAATAACTATGATTAAATGGTACGTAAGACAAATCACAATGAATCGTATGACATTAGAAGATGTGCCAAAAAGATGGCATGATGCAGTGGCAGAAGCACTGAAGCAGACAAACAGTTAAATAAAGCTAAGGCAGACATTGCATATCTGTCTGATATAGATACAGGCGCATTGAGCGCCTTTTTAGTATAATATAAGCGAGGCGAGGTGTGAGATGATAAAAGTATTTGGAGAAACGGACAAGGATTTTACAAGCAATGGCGATTGCGTTATCCAGCCATTCAAGGCAAAAGTGCATAAAGAGGACAACGGAAAATTCTATCTTAATATCGAAGCAGACATATCATACGTTGACGTTCTGACAGCAAACAGGATTATCGTTGCAGATACTCCACAAGGTGCACAGGCTTTCCGCATTAAGAATCCAGAAAAAACAAAGAGTAAGATCACGATAAAGGCTCAGCACATATCGTATGATGCTCAAAACTATGTGATTGCAGACAGTTACGTGGTTGATAAAAATTGCAACGATGCGATGGACCATCTGAACAGCGCCACAGACAATCCTAGCCCATTTCAGACGTATTCTGATATTGCCACAGTTGATTCATATAGGTGCGTGAGAAAATCGCTGTATGACGCTTTTAGCACGGTTCTAGAGCGTTGGGGCGGTCACTTTGTGCGTGACAATTACAGGTTTGGAATCATGAGCACTATCGGGCGTGATAATGGTGTGACTGTACGATACAAAAAGAATCTGAAGGAAATGACATGTACAACAAACTGGGATAATGTTGTTACAAAACTTATGCCAGTTGGAAAAGATGGATTGCTGTTGGATGAGATATATCTTTACAGCAAGAAACAGTATGATATTCCTTTTACAAAAGTGGTATCTTTCAACCAAAATGTTGACCAAGACCTATACAAGGATGCGGAAGGACATCTTGATGAGACAGCATATAACAATGCACTTATTGAGGATTTGAGACATCAGGGACAGGCATACGTTGACGAGAATTGCGTGCCAAAAGTGAATTACACACTCAAGGCTAATCTTGAAAAGCTGACGGATATAGGTGATACTATCGAAGTCATTGATGAACCTATGGGCGTGGACATTACAACGCATGTTATTTCGTATGATTATGATTGCATTCTAGGCAAGTATACGGAGCTTGAATTTGGGAATTTTCAGCAGAAGGTTTCCGACCTTATGGGAACAGTAAGTTCAACAATTCAGCAGAGCGTAGAGCAGAACAATTCAGCTTTACAGGTTGTATTTTCAGATGCAATGCAACATGCGCAGGACACAATTCTAGGAATGCTTGGTAATTCGTATGTAGTTTATGAAGGTGACAAGATTCTGGTTGTTGACGCATTGCCAAAGGAAGAAGCTCACCACGTTATTATGATCAACAGTGGCGGTATTGCATTTTCAAGCACTGGCATAAATGGAGATTTTGAAAGTGCATGGACGATTGACAATGTGCTGAATATGCAACATATCAACGTTATAAATTTAGTTGCAGACATGATTAAAGGTGGAACATTAAAGCTTGGTTCTAACCTTAACCAGAACGGACAGATTGAAGTCTATGATGAAGCAAACAATCTGATTGCAAAGCTGGACAAAAACGGACTAATCATGTATGGACTTGATGGTTCATATTTGGTTGTCAATAATTCCGTTGGTTTCGCAGGATATGACCGCACAGGAGCAAAAACGTTCTGGGTTTCAGGTGATGAGTTTCATCAGAAAAAATCTGTTATTGAGGAAGAGATCACGTTGTGCAACAAGGCGAGATTTATTTCGATAACTGTAAAAGATGGCGATACTGTTACAAATGACGGCATCGGTATAGTGGGAGTGTAATATGGCTACATCAGGAACATTCAAAACATCAGCTTATGATGGTGCATGCTTACAATTCGACTGGTCATTAAAAAGTCAAAGCACAGTAAACAATCAGTCTGTCATTTCGTGGACGTTGAAGGGTGCAGGAATCAAGTCAGGCTATTGGTACATGGCAGGCCCTTTCAAGTGTACTGTAAACGGCACTGTTGTTTATCAATCAAACACTAGAATTAAGTTATACACTGGAACGGTTGTTGCATCTGGTGAGCTTGCAATCGGTCACGATACTAACGGTGCAAAGAGTTTCAGCGCATATGCAGAATGTGCAATTTATGTTACGAGCGTAAACTGCAAAGGTTCTGGAAGTTGGAGTCTTCCCGATATTGGCAGAGCATCACAGCCAAGTTTGAATACATGGCCGAACAATTCTCCTGATTTTAATATCGGTGATACAATTGTCGTGCATATGAACCGCAAGTCAACCGTGTTCACGCATACAGTGGTGCTGAAGTTGGGTTCATACAGCTATACAATCGGCACAGGTGTAACAGATAATATTACACTTGATACAGACAGGATTGCATCTAATCTTTATGCACAAATGCCAAACAGCAATTCTATGACCGGAGAAATTGCTGTAACAACGTATAGTGGCAGCACGGTTATAGGAACATCAAGCTGTGCCATTATTGCGCACGTTGCAAATTCTAATCCGACACTTGATGCTTCATATGAGGATTCAAATTCGGCAACTGTTGCAATCACTGGTGATAATCAGTACATTATCAGGAATAACTCGACATTGAAAATCAGCGTAAGCAATGCGCAGGCATTAAACAGTGCCACGCTGAAAACATTGACTGCCGTAGTAAATGGAAATGCTTATACAGGCACGTTAAAAGGCTCTACAGGCGTTATAAATGTTGGTGTGGTAAATGTATCATACGACACGGAAGTGACCGTCAAAATCGTTGATTCAAGGGGAAATGTGGGCCAGAAAAAGATCACGGTTCTTGTGTATGATTGGAGCTTGCCGAGTGCGATTATCAAACTGAACCGAAAGAGCAACTATTATTCAGAAAGTGTATTAAACGTAAATGCAAACTATGCGTCAATAGGCGGAAAGAATACAGTCACAATCAGGTATCGAACAAAGAAGGTTTCTGACAGCTCATATGGAAGTTATGCAACAATCCAGAATAACACCGATACGAATTTTACTGCTGATAACGAGTACGAGTGGAACGTACAGGTTGAGGTTTCCGACAGGATAGGAAAGACAACCTACAATCTGATTCTTCCGAAGGGGATTCCGGTCACATATGTTGACATCAAGAAATACAGCTTCGGTGTGAATTGTTTCCCGAAACACGATAAAAGCCTTGAAGTCAATGGTGTGTGCATTAGTGGTAATGTGCTTTACAACAGTGCAAATGGAACAGCAGGAACTGTCACATTGTCAGACAGTGCGGAAAATTATACTTATCTTGAAATCTTTTACAGATCGTCTGGTGATAATGCTTGTGGAAGCGTTAAGGTGTTCAGCCCGAACGGAAAACTTGTGCATTTAGGAACGATTCATTATATTGCCGATTATGACTATGCAAAGTTTGCTCTTGTGAGCGTGTCAGGTTCAATGATCACATTCAGCCAGAATTATCAGATCACTCTGAAAAACAACGGCTCAGTATATTCAGCAGAAAATGCAATTTATATAACTAGAGTGGTTGGATATTAAATAAAATCATGGTATACTATGTCGGCGGGCTGTTTTTTTTATGCATAAAATTCTATACTAACTTGTCATAGCCTACAGGTTAGCATATGTTAGTAAAGAAAAAATCACCGTTTGCATTCGGTGATTGATTGGTGTATATTATAGGTGTGGTTTTGTTGACATTGGGCATGAAATTCTCCTAGTAAATGGCAGACAGAAATGTCTGCTTTTTACTTGAAGAAAACTTCTATTCCATCAGGGGAAACATGGACAGAATCAAGGACATTTCGCCACAGTGTGCGCTTGTTCTCACGTGTGAGGTTATCATATATTGAGCGCCAACCGCTGTTCAAAAATTGGTTAAGATGATCGGTGCTTTTAGGTTTGAAAGATTCAAGCCTTTTTATTTTGTCTTCTGTTTCAGCGTACAGACGTTCATAGGTATTTACAGGCATACGCTTTTTGATGAAAATATAATTCAGATTATCAAGCTCTTTTCTTAATTCTTTTAATTCCTTTTCGGTTGTGTTCTTTGTTTCAGATGTGACACTTGATATTGTGGCTATATGATCTTTAAGCAGCGTATCAAGATTAGAAAGCAAATATTTCTCCGTTGCAAGTTCTGCATAGTGCTTTTTGTGGTTGCAGGTATGCACTGAGTGGGCATTGTTGCATCGGTAATAATAATATCGCTTGCCACCTTTTGGATGGCTCACTCCAACCAGTTTAGAACGGCATTCGGGGCATCTTAAAAGTCCAGTAAATAAATATACATGACGTTGTATTCCTGTGCGTATATTGGCCTGTAATGCGGTCTGAACGGCATTGTATGTTTCTTTCGTGATGTATGGTTCAGCGTAATTGGAGTTACCACGGTATAATCCAGAATAAAATTCGTTTTTAAGTATGTGCATATATGACATGTAAGGTCTAGACAGGCCGTATTTCTTGTTAACGTATTCAACAGTGTAATGTACTGATTGATGCAGGAGAAATGATTCGAAAATGTCTTTAACTATTGGTGCTTTAGATTCATCAATTGCAATGCGTTTATTGCCGTTTTCCGTGGCAATCTTGTAACCAAAAGGAACGTTACCAGTGATAGGTTGGCCTTGGGCTACCTTGTACTCAAATACGGCTTTGATGCGTTCAGAGCCTTTTTTTAATTCATGCTCCGCAAGGTTGACTTTAAGGTTGAACATGAACAGACCGTTCGCAGTGGACGTGTTTATATCGTCTTCGCATATGGAAATCATGGCAACGTCATTCTGTTGAAGAAGTTCAAGCATTTTATTAGCTTCAAGAACGTTACGTGACAGACGGTCAAGGCGTGTGAAGGCGATTGCGTCAAGATTTTTCAGATTTGAAAGCATGGCTTGAAGTTGTGGGCGTTTCATGTTGCTTGCTGAGAATCCTTCGTCAATGTAGATATGTTGCAGGGCATGACCATTATCGTTGCACCATTGCGTTATTTCTTCGGTCTGTGCCTGTATTGAATATCCATATTTCTTTTGTTCATCAGTGGAAACACGAGCGTATCCTGCCACTCGCAGATTTTTTCTCATAAAAATACCTCCGATTGTTTGAAAATAAAAAAAGCGGTCCATACTAGCCGATGAGGGCGGTGAAAATATGGACGCAGAAAAAATATATTCGTTGTTGTTTAATCTGTATGCCGAACAAGAAAATCTTAAAATCGAGTATGAGTTAGACAATTCTTTTTTTTCGACAGATGGTTTCAATCAGAAACATTTTTACTGTCAAGGTACAACTTCATTATCTTCAGATACAGTTCATCCTTCTCAGGTTCAGGAAGATCGTGAAACAGAGACTCGATGCGCAGTGTGAGGTCTGTCGCTTCATCATAGGTTGACGTATCAATTCCAAAGTAAGATATATCAATGCCGTAAACCTCGCAAAAACGTTTCAGAGTTGAAAGAGTCAAAGAACGTTTCCCAGATTCGATATTTGATATGGCAGGGCGAGAAAGTCCGACCATTTCAGCAAGCTCAGACTGTTTAAGATCACGTGAGTTGCGTAATTCTTTAAGTTTCCTTCCTATTGACTTATTGTTGATCATGTTTTTTTTACACCACCTAAAAAAGTTTATATTTCGATGATAACACACCGTAGCTATTTGAAACAATAATAATTAATCAAAAAAAGATGGAAAGTAGTTGCATTTTGATGATATGGGTTTATAATGTAGGCAAGAAAGGGGGCACGAAATGAAAAGAGCAGAACTTAAAGCATTCAGAATATCAAAGGGATATACTCAGAAAGATGTAGCAGAAATGCTTGGGGTATCGACTAGCCATTATGCTTGTATTGAGCAAGGAACACACAATCCTTCTACAAAGCTTGTAAAAGTGTTCTGCAAAGTATTTGGTAAGGAAAATGCGAGTTTAATAATTGGGAGCTGAAAACATGTTTGAAATCGTAGAAAAAATTATAGAAAACGGTAACGCAGAAGAATTAAGAAAAATTATTAAACAGTATGAATTGGATGTTTCAAAAAGAAAGGAAAACGAAAAAAATGATAGGATTTGAAAACATTACAAAAGAAGTAGCAACTGATTTAATCGAGCTGGTAAATCAGTTAAGAGGACTTGAAAAGTCTGCACAGGTCAACTATTCTGTGCAAAATCGAAAAACAGGAGAATGGATGCACAAGGCATTTGATTATGTACCACTTGATAATATCTTAAACAAGATTAAAGAAAATAATAATTTTGCCTTGCTACAGCCTATTGGAGTTGATGAAAACGGCGTAAACGGTGTTCGCTGTATTCTTGTACACAAGAGCGGACATGTATTTGAAACAAACACTTATCCGTTTGCAGTTAAGGAAGGTGCAAAGCTACAGGACGAGGGCGCAGAGATCACATATCGAAAGCGTTATTCATTAGGTGCATTCCTTGGCATGGCTACTGAAGAAGATACTGATGGCAATGATGATGAAGCAACTAACAGTGTAGAAAGAAAAGCAAGCCCGAAACAGGTTGAGATTCTGGCAAAAAATTATACCGGCGAGAATCTTGGCAAGTTGTTAAAGATGAACGGCATTGAAAAATTGGAAGATATGCCGATATCGAAAGCAAGTGAGCTAATTGGGAAAATCATGAAACAGAGAAAGGCGGACAGTCATGAATAAGTACGTACAATTTGTAGTATGTCAGCACACTGGCGACATAAAAAAATACCTGTTCTATGCACCTGCTTTTACCGATATCAAGATAGGTGACGAGGTTCTGGTTGATACGCAGTTCGGAGAAAAAAAGGCAACCGTGCTTGCAGTTTGCACTTCATCTTATGATGGTGTGGAAAGAACATTGCGTGTTCTTGCAGGTGCAGAAGACAAGCAAATAAAAAGAGTTATCGGCAAATATCAATTCGCTAAATTTGCCTACAGTGAGGATGAAAACAATGAATAATATTATTGAAAGAACAGGATCAGACGTTGCATTGTCTGAAGAAGTATGCGAGAAGATTGTAAGCCTCGAGAAACAGGCGAAAGAGATTAAGAAACAGCAGGACAGCATGAAAGCTGAAATTCTTGATGCTATGCAGAAGTACGGAGTATTAAAGTTAGACAACGAATTTCTAAAGATTGCATTTGTTCCAGAGCATGACGCAGAAAGGTTTGACAGCAAGACATTCAAGGATGAAAATCCTGACGTGTATGACATGTATGTTAAAATCTCAAAAGTAAAACCATCCATCCGCATCACGGTTAAATAATGGAGACATTCAGCATTAAAGGCGGTACGCTTGAATATTTTGATGAAACGCATACATATCTGTATGATGGACTTATGTTGCCAAGTGTCTCACAGATTCTTGGTGCGAAGTTTAGAAATGAATATGCAAGCGTGCCTCCTGCCGTGTTGAACAATGCGGCTAAAAGAGGTACAGCAGTACATAAGGCAATCGAGAACTACAACAACTCAGGCTATGATGATGGAAGCGAAGCAGTGCGAAACTTTAAGTTTTTGCAGAAACAATACGGATTCGAGGTTCTGGACAGTGAATTGCCAGTTGTGCTGTTCAAAGACGATATGCCGATTGCATGTGGACGACTTGACATGACAATGCTGATGGATGGTGAAACTGGCATTGCGGATATTAAAACCGTCAGTGCATTAAACAAGGAAAAGATCGCATATCAGTTGAATTTGTACCGCATCGGATTGATGCAAAGCTACGGAGTTGATGCAAAATTCCTGAAGATTATACATATCAGGGATGGCATCAGGAAATTTATTGACAGCCCTGTAAATGAGGACATGACATGGGAATTGATTGACAATTTTTTGGAGGAAAAAGAAAATGAATAATGTTAGTTTGATTGGAAGGCTTACGAAGGATGTGGAAGAGCGGAGAACGCAGAACGGAACACCAGTTGCCTCATTCACATTGGCAGTTGACAGAAGAAAAAAGGAAGACGGCGCAGACTTCATTCCTTGCATTGCGTGGGACAAAGCAGCCGAGACAATCGCAAAATATGTTCACAAAGGTGACTTGTTTGGAGTGACTGGGTATATTCAGGTAAGAAGCTACGAGAAGGACGGCAGAATGAATTATGTGACAGAAGTAGTCACTACAAGCTTTCAGTTCTTGGAACGTAAGCGTGAAATGAGTTCTGATAGCCCTAGAGGTCAAAATAATAGCAATCTTGATTATGGTTGGGGGAATACAAGGAACGACAGATATTCGTCTGATTTGCCATTCTAGGCGGTAATAACGGTATGATAGGAAACGCAAAAGCTATCATCCAGTGGTTGTTCGACCAGCAGGATGCAGAAAAGCTATACGAGATCAAAGAGAAGAAATCGAAAAGATCACTCACAGCAAATGCATACTACTGGTCTTTACTCAACCAGTTGGCGAGTGTTATGAGGTTGAGCAGTGAAGAAGTGCATTTCATGATGCTCGAACGGTACAGCATGTGTGAGGTTGTGTCGGTCAGGTCAGACATAAAAGTCGATGGCTATTTTCGGTATTATGAAGAAATCGGTAAAAGTGATCTTGACGGGAAAGAGTTCACACATTACAAGATTTACAAAGGCAGTTCGGATATGGATTCAAAAGAGTTCTCCGTCCTTCTGGATGGATTGATTAGAGATTGTGAAGAACAAGGCATACCTGTACTTACGCCAGATGAGGTTGCGAAATTGAAGTACATAGAAATGAGGAAAAAATAAATGAATATTTACGTTGAAAAAGGCGCGTATGCGCCGAATAGAGCGCACAAAACTGATGCTGGATTGGATATAAGATCACGTGATAATCGGCTTGTAAAGGCACACGGAGGGGCTTTGTTGCATACTGGATTGCATGTACAGTTGCCACATGGAACAGCAGGGCTGCTTGTTTCTAAAAGTGGTTTGAATGTCAATCACGGCATTACATCAACAGGATTGATTGATGAAGGATACACAGGCGAAATTATGGTAAAGTTGTATAATCATTCTGATGAAAACTATCTGGTTCATGCGGGCGATAAAATCTCACAGCTTGTTATTATTCCTGTACTTTATGAGGATATCAATTTATGTGATTCATTGGATGAAAATACCGAGCGTGGTGATAAAGGTTTCGGAAGTAGCGGAAAATGATTCAGAAAGAGTTCTGCATTATGCATGAAGGCATGTTCATCGCGAAGGGGCACTGCTACATATATTATTCTAAGCGGGTATATGGAACTGTCAGGCATGAAATTTTTTTCGGAACTGCCAACAGGAAAAAGTCAATCAAGTATGGTCTTGTCGTATTCATCAGACCACAAGATCACAACATGTCTGAGTATGGTGTACATGGCAGCAAGGGCCACGAGTTTGACATGCATCTGAAACAGCTTGGGCAGAAAAGAGCGATGGACGAGTATGGATGGACTACAAGCGAGTTCATTGACATTTTCGGGAAGAACTATCTGTGAGGTGACTTATTTGTACAGAAAGTATCACAATACAAAGACGGTTGCAGATGGCATCAAGTTTGACTCAAAGCTTGAATCTGAACGGTATGCACAGCTAAAGATTCTGGAACGTGCGGGAGTTATAAGGGGGTTGGAATTACAACCTTCTTTTGAGTTGTTACCGTCATTCAGGAAGAATGGCAAGACATGGCGTAAAACCGTGTATAAAGCCGATTTCAGGTACATCTTGTGTGAGGATGATAGTTATATTATCGAGGACGTAAAAGGCTCTACAGCGGTAATTACGGACGTTTTTCGGTTAAAGCAAAAAATGTTTGAATATAAATATCCAAACTACACAATCAGCATCGTTACGAGTAAAGACATCAAGAAGTTTCAAATAGAAACAAAAGTCAGCAAAATGTGTTGACTTAATCGCATTATGATGATAAAATTAAAGAGTAGTAATAAACTATAATGTCTGTTCAGTAGTTCGCACCTGCTGAGTAGGTAAACAACTGAATAGATACGAGAACTGTATGGCTTGATAGGGTGCGAAACTATTAAAGCTGTGCAGTTTTTTCGTTAGAAAGGCAATCACATGATTGAAGATACAGAAAAGAAAGGAAGCAAAAACATGAGCAAAGTAAAAGAAGAGAACTATATCAGCATATCTGGTTGGATGGTTACAAGGCTAGGGCTGAAAGGGAACGAGCTTCTTGTGTATGCAATCATATATGGATTCTCACAGGATGATGAGACAAGGTTCACAGGCAGTCTACAGTATCTTGCAGATTGGACAAATTCAACAAAGCAAAGCTGCATAAAATGCCTAAAGTCATTGGCTGAAAAAGGATATATCACCAAGTATGAAAAGGTCGTGAATGGTGTAAAGTTTTGCGAGTATCAAGCCGTTAAACTTAAGTCTATGGTATTAAACAAAGTTGAACATGGTATTAAACAAAGTTTAACGGGGGGTATTAAACAAAGTTTACCTAATACTATAGATAATAATACTCTAGATAATAATATAGTTAGTAAGAAAGAAAGAAAGAGAACGCCGAAGTCGTATGATGAACAGATTGCGGAGTATACAGGAAATGAAGAACTGCAAGATGCACTTAAAGCATTCTTACAGATGAGATCGTTTATCAAGAAGCCTATGACAGAATATGCTCTTAAACTTATGTTAAAGAAACTTGATGAATTTGGAAATACAGACGATACAAAGATTGCTATTCTGAATCAGTCAATCACTAATAACTGGCAAGGTATCTTTCCATTGAAGGATGGAAATACAAAG